AAAAGAGGGGTTAAAATTAACTCCGAATATAGTTGCTAGAAAATCAATTGTTAATTCTCTTGGAGATGTAAGAGTGGCTCAATGGTGGCTTGAAAAAAAAGACCCTGATTTTAAACAAGTAAGCAAAGTAGAACATGCTGGAAGTGTTGATATTGTAGACAAGCCTAAATTAATCCCAGAGGAAAAAGTCGCACTCTTAGCTTTAAGAGAGGCAAGGAAGAAGAGGATACAAGATGAGAGTGATAAAATAGAATAGATTATTATTAAATATATTTATATGTTTGACAAAAAAAAGGAGGAGAAGCCAAAAGGTAATCGAGCGTTCAGAAGAAAACAAGAGGTGATTAATAGATCCAAGCTAGTTGTTAAAAAAGAAGAGGTAAAAATTAAACATAAGAAGCCACCAATTTTTGATGCGGTTTGCAATACCTTTGGAGTTAATCTAATAGACAAGATTTTTACTTATGGCGATACTATTTATGTACTGAGCGGCCAAGAGCTACCTGACCATATCATCGAGCATGAGAAGACCCACATGAAGCAACAGAACCATAATAATAATGACGCGGCATTATGGTGGGGTAAATTCTTAAGAGAGCCAAAGTTTAGAATAGACCAAGAAGCCAGAGCATTCGCTAGACAATATTTATTTATTTGCAAGACTTTAAAAGATAGAAATGCAAGAGCCAAAATATTATACGACTTTGCAAATGTTTTAGCAGGTAAGATGTATGGCGAATGTATTAGCTACGCTTTAGCTACCAAAGAAATTAAAAAATTTACAGGAAAAATATGACCGATTTAATTATTCTACCAGACCAAGACAAAAACTTTTTAAATCCTGCCTGTCAACATGAAATAGTTCGAGCTTATATAACCACATTATTTGGTCAAACTTATTCTGTGGTAGGATGTATAGGATGTTTAAGATTAATTCAATGCGTGAAAATAACAGACCCAAATATTATTAATTTAATGATTTAAAAATATGACACATCAACATCAATTTATTTTAATCGAGCAAACTCATAAAAAACCACAGGCTAGAGAACATCAACTAATTGGTTCAAGATGGGAAGATGAGAACGGAGCTAAATGTGGTTGTCCTTTGTGTGGAGAAATAAGAATTATTTGGGCTAACGGAGGTATTGAAATAATAAAAAATGGACATAATGACGAAGAACTTAAAAAACTCGAAAAGCAATAAACCGGAGGAAGAGATTTCAATTGAAGACAGCGACAGACTAGCACAATATGATGCTAGTTATTGGGTTATAGAAAAATATCAAATTAAGAACGAAAAGGGTGAGCCGATTGAATTTCATAAACATCAGTTTCAAATAGATATTTATGATGACCAGAGCGATAAGCTAGTAGTAACCAAAGCGGCGCAAGTTGGACTTAGCACATTAGAAATATTAAAAAATATCCGAGATGCCGAGATGAACAAGATGGATATTATTTATTGTGTTGATGAAAAGACAGAGATATTTACAAGAAAAGGATTTATAGACCAAAAAGATTTAATGGTCGGCGACAGAATACTTACTCTTTCAAAAGAGGGAACAGTCCAATGGGAAAAAACAGAAGAAGTATTTAGAAAAAATGTTGATATGGATTGCATAGAATTTAATGCTCGCAATTTTAATGCGTTAGTAACCCCAAATCATCGCTGGTTATTAAAGCCTTATAGTGGTAATGGAAAAATGTTTTTTAGAGAAACTTCTGATATGATAGGTAAATATGCAAAGATACCAAAATCGTTAGAGCATAATGGAGCAACAAATAAAAGAAAAAAATATAGTGATGATTATATAAAACTTTTAGCTTGGGTATTTTCAGAGGGGCATTATCCAAAACAAACAAAAGGTTCAGGCAAGAAATGTTATAGTATAATAATAAGCCAATCAGAAAAGAAAAATAAAATTTATTGCGACGAGATTAGAACGATAATGAATAATCTAGGTATAAAGTGGAAAGAGTATTTTATTAAAAATAATGAAATAGTAAATTTTAGATTTGCGTTTGAATTAGGAAAAAAAATAAGAGAAAATTATCCGACAAAAGAACCAGATATTAATTTTGCTTTATCTCTTACGAGAGAGCAATGTAAAATATTTATTAATACTTTTGTTAAAGGTGATGGGTGGATAGACAAAAGTGGAACGTGGGCAATAACTCAACAAAGTAAACAGACAACAGAAATGCTTTGTATGATTGGAGTGTTAGCTGGATATGTTCCAAGTATTTTATACCCAACAAAAAAAAGAGATTGGCACACAATAAGATTTACTCAATTTAAAACAGTAGACACAGCAGAATTAAAACCAAAATTAATAAGATACAAAGGAGTTATATGGTGTCCAAGAACAAAGTATGGAACATTTTATGCAAGAAGAAAGGGAAGATGTTATTGGACTGGGAATACTTTACCGACTGATGCCGACGTTGGAGTATTTGTTGGTGGTAAAGTTAACAGAATTATTGCTAACAATCCTCATCTTGAAGAATTGACCGCTGACAAAGATACAGTAGAACAAAAGAAGATAGGCCAGAGCATGATATACTTTAGGGGGACGTGGTCAAAGAAAGCGGCGATTATGGTTACAGCTGATAGATTAGTCCACGACGAAAAGGATTCGAGTAAGCAAGACGTTGTGGCTGATTATCAGGCTAGACTTCAACACTCTAAATTTAAACAGACACATGTTTTTAGTCATCCAAGTGTTCCAATGCAAGGTGTGGACGTAGAATGGCTTAAGAGTGACCAAAAAGAATGGTTTATAACTTGTCCCCATTGTGGAAAAGAGCAATACTTAGAATGGAATACGGAAGACGAGAAGAGAATGAATGTTGACATAGAGAATAAAGAATTTATTTGTAAATTTTGTAGAAAAGTTTTAGATTGGCATGCTCGAGCCAAAGGACGATGGGTTGCAAGGTTTGATAGAGAAAAACATCCAGAGATAGAATGGAGCGGTTATCACGTTAGTTTATTAATGGCGGCGTGGGTTTCGGCTAAGGACGTTGTAGACAAATATCAAGAAGTTTTAGAGGGCAAGCAGACAATGGACTATTTTTATAATAAAGTTCTCGGGCTTCCTTATGCTGGAAGTGGAAATAGTGTAACCGAAGAACAGATACTCGGACAAGTAACTCAAAACAAAAATTTATATAAAGGACGTTTAATAATTGGCGTTGATACTGGAATTGCATTAAGATATGTTTATGGCAATAAGCAGGGATTAGCTGGCTATGGAGAGATGACAGATTATATGCCGGATGATGTTAATAAGTTGCCGCTTAATCAGACATTAGAATATTTTCTTAAAAAGTTTCCAAATAGTATAATGGTTGTAGACCAAGGTGGAGATATTATTGGAAGCAGAAAATTAAGAACAAAATATCCGGGAAGAGTATTTTTATGTCATTATGCACAGGATAGAAAAACCTATCAACTTATTCGATGGGGAGTAAAAGATGAGTTCGGAAATGTTATTGCTGATCGGAATAGAATGATTCAATTAGTTATCGATGAGTTTACAGACAAGCGTATATTTTTATACAATGGTCTCAAAGAAGATTGGTATAATTATTATATTCACTGGTCTCATATTTATAGAGTTATTGAAGAGAACGCTTTGGGAGTTAAAAAATATACATGGCATCGTTCTGACCGTGATGATTGGGTGCATGCGACAGTTTACTTTAGAATTGGTATCAGTAGATTTGGAGGAGAGGGCGGAGTTATGTTACCTGACTTTAACCCAGAGGCTAACAGTTATTTATTAAATCCTGATGGCACAGTAGATTTTAATCCTGATAAATTAATTGAAAAACAAGTTGGAGATGAACCTTGGTGGGTTAATAACGAGGAAGAGGATTGGCGTAATTGTTAAACATATACTGTTTTAATAAAAAGTGCTATAATAAAAACTATGAGTATATTTGACATAATCGGGTTTGATTCACTCGCAAAAAAAATAAATAAAGTTAGAGGAAATGTTGATGACGTTGAAGTAGAAGAGGGTGTTGTCTCAGAAAAGATTCCTGAGTTATCTTTGAATATGAATAATGAAGATTTAGGAAAGCTAACTACAGGATGGAAAAAAACTTGGGAGGAATCCAAAGTTTATTCTGAATGGGTTGAGAATGGAAAAGAAAATGAGAATTATTGGAGAGGTAAACATTATTCTCAACAAGTAAAATTAGATAAGAGTAGACCGCATGTTGATAACGTTATATTTGAAGCGCTTGAAACATATCTTCCACAGGTAACTAGAAGAAACCCTGACCCAATGGTTATGCTTGCTAAGAGTGAAGAAGAAACTCCTGAAAATTTAAACTACGCAAAAAATATTCAAAAAGAATTAGCAGAAATTGCTGATGAATTAGTATTTAGACTAAAGCTCAAAAAGGCTTCTCGCCATTGGGCTATTTATTTATTGGGAGTTGTAAAGGTTGGTTGGGATTTAGATAGAGATATTCCAACAGCTAAAATTATTAGACCTAAAAAAATAATATTGGACCCGGAGTCTACTATCGATGAAGATGGTTATACCGGAGAATTTGTAGGTGAGCATAGAAAAATGCAAGCTGGTGCTATGATTGATATATTAAAATCAATTGGAGGAGAAGAGGGAGCTGATAAAATAATTAATGATTTAGCAAAAAGTAGTGAAAATAAAAAAGCATTGGCAACTGATATAGGATTTATTGAATGGTGGACAAATGAATATATGTGCTGGACGATTGATGGTCAAGTTTTATTAAAAAAGAAAAATCCACATTGGAATTATGCAACTGAAAAAGAAGCTGACCTCGATGAAAATGGAGTTCAACAATTGAATGAAGCTGGCACACAATTAATGGAAGAAGTAGAGGGAATTAATCAATTTTCATCACCAAAAAAACCTTATACATTTTTATCAGTATTTAATCTAGGCAAACAGCCAGTAGATGAAACTTCTTTAATTGGCCAGAATTTAGCAAATCAAGATGTTATAAATAAAAGAGATAAGCAAATAGATAAAAATGCTGATAGTATGAATGGGGGAATGGTAGTCTCACTCGAGCGTTCTGGTTTAACTATGCCTCAAGCTAAAGGAGTAACTGGGGCTTTGCGTAAAGGTGGAACAATAGCTATTCCAACAGGTTCAGTAAACGAGGCTATACAAAGAATGAGCGCTCCCGGACTTCCCGGAGATATTTATACTCAACTCTTAGATATGAGAAATAGAGTAAGAGATATTTTTGGAACACGTGGATCATCAGCCGCTGGATTAGAGGGAGACAAAACAGTGCGAGGTAAATTTCAAGCACAAAATCTTGACACTGATAGGATTGGTGGAGGGTTTAGCGAATACCTCGAACAGATGGCCGATGGAGTTTATAACTGGTTTGTTCAATTATTATATGTTTATAACGATAATTATCTTGCCTTGCCGAATAGACCAAAAATTAAAATAAGCGTTAAAGAGGGTTCGTTATTACCTAAAGATACTTTGACATTGGCCAATCAAGCTATTGAATTAGCGGCACAAAATAAAATGTCATTAATCGATTTATATAAATCTCTTGACTATCCTAATCCAGAAGAATTGGCTGCTAATGTTTGGTTACAAGAAAATGCTCCAGAGATAATGTTTGCTGAAGACCCTAGAGTAAAACAAGTTATGGAGGCAAGACAAGAGGCTCAAGCACCAGAAGAGAAAGGACCAAGTGAATCGATTAGTTTTAAAGATTTACCACCAGCAGGACAAGCACAATTAGCTGCTAAAGTAGGAATAGAATTAAATCCTGAGGCAATAGCGGCTCATGATGCAATGGTTGAAGAGAAAAAAAATAAACCATTAAATAATAATAAGCAATAATTTTAAACATATGATAAAAATTAAACCAAAAGTAGAAGAGTATATGGATGGACCAATATTCGGCGGAATGAGTGGCAAAAAAAAAGAGCCTAAAAAGATTTATCCTAGTATATCACTTAGACATGAATTTATTCCAGAGACAAAAGAATGGGAAGTTGGTAAAACTTATAAAATTTTATTAGAAGTAAAGATGACTGGCTTGTCAATTAGCAAAATGCAAAATGATTCAGAGTTTGATATTACTGGATATGAGATTGCAAATATTACCGGGAATCCCGGTAAAGTTAAGGAAGATAAAGAAGAAAAGAAAGAATCGTATAAAGAAAATAAGGATAGTCCAGCTGTTCCTGAATTATAATCTATACAAAATTATTATTTTGTGATATATTTAAAAATATAAGTCCTCTCGTTCTGCGGACAAATAAATGCAGATCGTAATTTTATGACAGAAGAAGTACAGGTAGATGTTCCTCAAGAGGGTGCAAACCCATTTGAGACAACAGAAGAGATACCGGAGGAAGACACTTCGGCATCCTCACCAGATGAAAACAATGAAGAAACGACTACAACCCCAGCTCCTGATGGGAAAGAGAAAAATAAACAGGTAGAAGAAGACCCCGATAAAGACAAGCCGTTTCACCAACATCCTAGATGGATAAGCCGAGAGACTGAGTGGAAAGATAAATTTAATGAACAAGAAACTCGCCATCAAGATGATATTAAATCTCTTAGAGATGAGTTCGGAAATAAGAAAACAGAAATTACCGAACAAACTGAAATTCCAGAATGGTTTGGAGGAGATGAGAAACAATGGAATGCTTACCGAATTGACCGCGACAAAGAAATAACTACAGCCGAAACAAAAGCGTATGACCGGATAAAGGCAGAGGAAGATGGAAAAACTAAAGCAGTCGAGGAGGCTACAGCATATATGAACTCGGAATTAAAGTCAATCGAAGGAGATAAAGACCTTAATCCGAAAGGAGAAAAGATTGATGCTAATAAGTTGTTGAAATATGTAATGGACAATGACATGGTTGATAGTAAAGGACGATGGAATTATAAGGCTGGATTTAAAGGAATTAAATCTAGCGCTAAACCCTCTACTACAACAAAGGATAAAAAAGCTATTGCAGGAGCAACAACCTCTGAATCAAAAGCGGAGACAACACCTCCACCATATAAAACATCTAAGGACTTTCAACAAAATAGACCTTGGTAAAATAAAATTGGTTTTTCAGTATTATGTTTATGTTTATGTTTTAAATAAACTAAAAACTTAAACCATGACTGAATTATACGGACAAAGAGTGCAGACTACAGTACAGCAAGAATATCTTCCTTACGTAGTCGACACTATTCTTGGATCTAACGTAATGTTCCAGCGTGTTGTCCGCGCAGCAAAAAAGTGGAGTGGTCGTACTTTAAGAGTACCAATCAAGGTATCTAAAAACACCACAGGGCAATCATTCCGTGGCTTCGATACGTTCTCAGTAGCGGCTACAGATAATCGCCAATACATGGAGTTCACACCGAGCTTCTATCAAATCACCTGTGCGTTACCGGGTGATGAGCTTTCAGTAGCGGATACGGATGCAAAAATCCTAGACCTAATGAAGCTTACTATTCAATCTGATACAGAAGATATGGCTGATGACCTTGGCACTATCTTTTATTCAGATGGAACAGGTAATAGTTCTAAAGACCCGTTAGGGTTAGAAGCATTAGTTGATGACGGGAGTTCCGTTGCATCAATTGGTGGTCTTGCTCGAGCTACCTATACAACTTTAAAAGGAACAGTAACTGCCTCTGGCGGTACTTTAACTTTGGCTAAAGTTGATACACTTTGGATTAATGTAGCAACTGGTGCGCAAAAACCATCAGCTTTTTACACTACCGAAGCAATATTTAATTTTT